TCTCTGGGCACACTGTGTTAGTGCAATTTCTAAACTTGTAACCATAATTAAAAACTCCTGCAGAAGACGAATCCTCTGCAATGAAAAACTTATTAGTTTCAAACTAGAATTGCAGAGCATACGCTCCTAACAACGGGCAAATAATTGACCGCTCTACCGGGCACTCGGTAGACTGATTGTTCATATATATTTATAGACCCGTGAACCTGGTCTTTTATTCGTACTCTATTGTACAGGGACGGTAAGTCCCGATAAATATACAATAGAGCACCCCGTGAAGAAAAACAAAGAAAAGTCTTCTCCGACGGATTTCCACGTTGAGCATGAATACTTTTTAGCGTCTTGAAGGCCAAAGTCAGTACCTCCACTTATCATGCTAACGATGTTTGTCTCACTACCATTCGCAGTATCAGCCTTAGGGAGGCGTGCCGAAGCAAACCTCACAGGATGATAGAAGGGAGTTTCTACCTCAATAGTGTTATTCACACCAAGATTAGTTGAAGCAGATCCACCTGCTGTATACTGATTAGATGTAGCAGTAAGACGCTGTGTTAAATACTCAGCACTAGTATCAGATAATGTAAATGTCTCTACAGGAGAGTTATTATCAAAACCAACCCTACTAACTGTTGGCATCACATACTGATTATCATCAAACACATACTTAGTTCTCAAACCTCCACGCCACGCGGCGTAACACGGGGAGAACCAATGCAGGTAATGTGGTATAGTAACAGTAGCGGGAAAGCCACTGTTGACATCAATACCTTTCGGATCAAATCCAGGCCAATGACCTATGGCCTTGTCGCGCAAATTAGTTTGCGTTATAGTACCTGCTGTTGGGGCTCCAAAAACCCACGTACGGTGATGTACATAACGACGCATTAAGTCTCGTAGACTTTTTGGCGATTCCCCGAAATAGACGTTCATAGTCTGATCGATCTCTTTAGAAGTAACTGCTATATCCTGAATCCCCCCAGGGTCTACAGGTATATCAGTTGCTCCCATAGTAGTCCCAGATGGAGCTTCTTCTATTGTTCCAGATTGCGGACAGTAGCCGGTATAACCGGTACTCCGACGCTTATATTCAGACAAGGGCTTGTCCTTTAATGAAGGTAAAGCTGCACTCTCCTCCCTATCCTCAGGGATAGTTGTTAATGGATCGCCTAGCTCTGGGAACAAAGAATATAGATGAAGTGTGGAAGGATTTGGCGAAGCAAACTTGATATCAGGCACACAAGAGACATAGACATTAAAAGAAATATCCGTGTCTGGTGCTGGCGCTACCAAGCTATTCACGACATCCACTTCCAGTATTCCATTCCATTTATTGTCAAATGAGGTTGACAAACGCGAAGTATTATGAATAGTGTCGACTCTGACAGGTAACATAACCTCAGTCTGCAACCAAGGTTGAGACTGACCCCATCCTATGACCACTTCAAAATCATCCTCTTCAGCCAAATCAATCACTCGCGAATATACAGTATTATATTCGACAGTGCTACCATGCGATTTAGGATCCCAACGCAAAAGAATTCTTCCTTTATGGAAATTACTCTTGACAGCTTGAAATCTAAACTTTATGGAACCCTGCCAATACTTAAACGCCTGCGCTAAATAGCACATCGGGGTGGCGTGTAATTCCGCGCTCACTCCTGGAACAGAATCATATAGGGAAGGACCCACTCTACAGTTCCACAAAAGGGTATCGGGAGCTTGCGTAGAGGTCATGGAAAAATTGGTTAAGTAAGATTCACGACATGCGAAATCTACTATACCCATTTGATCTTGACCATCTAGTCCAACCGTTCTAGAATCTATTGTCAACTCCTGCTTTGAATCTAAAGACAACTTATTAACAGCGTCAGCTGCATCCGTATTGGATAAATTACCAGTAGGACTAGGTTTTTGTAAAACCATGTCTGTAACTACTGGTGGTCGCGAATATCCAAAGTTAGATGCCATTTGACCGACGCCTTTAGCCATCATCTCAGTAGCTCTTGCATACGGTGCTATACTAGGTAAATTAGTGAGAGCCCCTGCTGCATGAGCTATTGCCGAAGCAGGTTTAGAAATGATCCCCTTGCCGTATTCGTCACTTGCAGCATTCATTTTCCCAGACTGGGGTGAATAGTCGCGTGCTGCAAGAGCATTAAGACTAGTCGGGACAGTTAGAGTAACATCTGATGCCCATACGAACACGGTTACAGTGACCGGATCATCTCCTCCATTTGCGTGCTTAAGGTTGCCAAATGACTTTGCCACAAGTTCCCCCATCATGGATGAATCATTATCTGTCAAGGATATATAATTATTGTGGTAGAAAAATGGCATGTCAATCTGACCACCCGAGTTATTTGTAGGGTTCAAGAATATATGAGGTTTCTGAGACGCTCCGATAATATCTTTGTCCAAGAAATTCCTCTCCACCGTCACTTCATCATACAAATAGGGATTGTAAGATACAATAGCCCTGCCATAGTGAAATCCTGTTCCTGAAATAACAAATTTGGCATGCAAATTCATACGCAACAATTCATAATAAGATGTTTTCTCTTTAACTCTAGCATTTGCTAAGAACAATTCCCACGGGTTAAATCTCTCAAACAAAGGCTGTCCAACGACCCACTGAGTTTCAAGAACTTTAACGGGCCGACCTAAGAAATCTCCTAAATCTGAATCGTTGTTGTTGGCTAAGTTATACGTAGCGTCGCGACTCTCCGTTATGGAGGTAGTCCAACCAGCCAACTGGTCGGAAAATCCAGTAATGGATTCCAACTTTTGACCACTACCTTGGGCAATGGTAGTACCAGGCTCGCCAGCCTGTGGTACATACTCGCTGAATTTTAAGTCCTCAGCAGACTCTACTTTATTAAAAGTGTTAGTGAGACGCTTTATTTATACAGGTAGCATCCTTGCCTCAAAGGACACTCCTATCGCACGTTTTATTGCAGTGGGACTCTGCGGTAACTAAATAGCACTCAGGTTTCAATACCCCCCATTCCTATCGCAAGCATTCCAAGTCGTAATAAACGGGCTAAAATACGAACTTGTATGTAACCAATACGATAAGTGTGATTTTGGCTTTTCCGTAGAACTACGACACTCACGCGCGCCGCGCCCAGTTTAACGACATGGTGGTCGGGGATGAGACTTACCACATAATGGGTACAGTCTCAAGAAAATCCGTGTATGGAGCGGGGAACACGGGATCCCCATGCATGTGCACTAATTGCATTCCATACTCTGTAGCAATTATTCCATAAATTGTACGAGTAGGAAAGATCGCACTCCAAATATTAGTATAGCGCACAGCTTGTTGCACGACCTTGGTCATCATCCCTTCGCGCCCGACAACGCGTTTACACTCGATGACTAATACAGCCTCTTCGGTAACATAGGCTAAGTCTCCTTGGCCACATTGTGTCGAAATAATAGTATATTCCTCATATGCAGGCTTACCTAACATAGACTTTACGTAGTTAACTATCGTCAGTTCTTGGGAAACTGGTGTTGGATCAGTTACTTCACTTACCGTAGAATCCCCCCAGTAATCACAATCAATGGTATAACCACTGTCATCTGATTCACTAGCAGAATGCGGTTGATAGTTCTCATCTTCAACACTATATTTTTCCTTCCAACGAACAACGCGCTCATCAAAGTCTAGGTTCAATGTCGTGCATGGCAGATCTTCTATTTCAGCTATTTGCTTCATCTGCGCCAAACGCTTATCAAAAACTTCACGGCCATGGAAAAACCACTCACGTAAGGCACCGTCAACATTTTGACACGCTACCTCCTTAGGAGTAAGCGCCTTTGATTTCACTACGGCATGCAATGA